GGGTGGGGGTTAAACCTCACCTTAATACAAGCAAGAGGTAATTATGAAATTAACTAATGGTAATAAAATTATCGAAAGAAATAAAGTAGATTATGAAGCTAATTTAAAGACGTGGACATTAAGAGGTTGGAAACCTGTTGAAGATAAACCTAAAGTTAATAAGGTAGAAATTCCAAAAAAAGGAAGATAAATAAATGGCTACATCTGAATTTGCAGTTGCTAATGCTAATTTACAAAAAATACAACCAGATATATTAGCTTTTGGCATAACTGATTTTGGCGATCAATTACAATTTGCTGAAAATGACGTTTTAAGACGTATTCGTGAGGAATGGTGGGAAAGATATAGGCATCAAATAAGATATAAGGATATTACAAAGATAACATCTGTTGAAATGACGAATAGCAAGTTAACTAATGCACAATGGACACAGTCAGTTGTTTATCTTGCTTTATGGAAATATATTTACCCTATTTTAACGAAATGGAAAGACCCAGATACAGGTGAAGGCAAAGACACATTCCAAGTTCAATTAGATTTTTATAAAAATAGATATGATGAAGAATTCCAAGCTATATTGCGAGATGGTGTAGAGTATGACGAAGATGGTGGTGGTACTGTTTCAGATAGCGAAAAAGAAGCGATACATTACCTCAGATTAGTTAGATGATAGAAGCTAAAATAAGTGTGAATACTATTGAGATAAAAAACTTTTTAAAAGGAATTTCAAGAAAACAAAAATCAGTAATTGATAAAGGTTTAAAAAGAGTATCTAACATGGCTGTTCTTATGATTACAAAGAGGACACAAGCAGGTAAACTACCAGATGGGGGTAATATGCGACCTTATGCTTCATCTACTGTTAAAAGTCGTAATAAAAGAGGTAGGCAAACTGGTTTTGTAGACTTAACTGATTCTGGCAAGATGTTTAGGAGTTTAGACTTTAGAACTGGTGGAATGAAAAGCACATTATTCTTTTCTAATATGGAAAGAGCAAAGATAGCTTCATACCATGATAGTTTTGGAGTAGGTAAAAAGAAAGTTACAAGACCATTTTTTGCCATTGGGAATAAAGAAGAAGAAAAGTTGCAAGGTGAATTCGCAAAGTTTTATTTTAAAGCAATGAGATTATGAGTAAAAGAGAAAACATAGCAAACGATATAATCAGCAAATTAGATGCTGTTACTAGTCCTATAGAGTTTAAAAAGATTACTAGAGAGCCATTTGAGGTTGAAGAATTTTCTGATGCTCAGTTTCCTGCTATGTTTGTTCAATCTGGTGATGAAACTAGGGAAGTTTTTAGTATTGGTGCTACTGGTTCTGGAACTTATAGAGGAACAATAGATTTTTTAATAGTTGCTTTTGGTAAGGGTACAACTACAAATATTGATACTGTTAGAAATCAAATTATAGAAGTTGTTGAAGAAACTTTGGATAATGATATAACTAGAAATGGAAATGCTTTAGATACCCAGATTATTGAAGCATCAACAGACGAAGGAACTATATATCCTTATGGTGGTGTTAGAGTTACAGTAAGGGTAATATATGAATTTATTAGAGGGAGTGCATAATGGCAAAAGATATTAAATATTAATATTTCCGAAAATAATTTGGAACATTTTAAAAAGCTTGGTTTTAAACCAGAAGAAAAAAATGTTGCAAATAAACCAGAAAAAGTGATAAAAGAAACAAAAGAAAAGGAGTTATAAATGGCTACACATCATGGAAAAGAAGGAGTTGTGACCTCAGCAGGAGCAGTTATAGGTAAGGTTACAGGTTTTACATTAGATACAACACACGATACTGTCGAAGATACTACGTTAAGTGATGCTACAAAATCGTTTCTTGTAGGTAGAGGTACTTTTACAGGTTCAGTTGATATGCTCTATGACGAAACTGATACACCACAAACAACATTGCTTACAGGTACAAGTTTGGCTTTTGTATTTTTGCCAGAAGGAAATTCATCTGGTGATGAAAGTTTTTCAGGGTCTGGTATTGTAACAGGTATGTCAATAAGTGTTCCTTTAGATGGACCAGTAACTAGAACTGTTGCATTTCAAGGCACAGGTGCATTAACTATAGGCGCAGTTTCTTAATGTCAGATAAATTGGATTATTTTGATGGTATTAGAGATCATTTTGGCAGCCTTGAAACTCAAGTTATTGAAGTGCCAGAGTGGGATTTAGTAGGTGATAAAGCGATTTATTGCAAACCTTTTAATATGCTTGAAAAACAAAAGATATTTAAAGGTGCTACTGGTACTGATTTAATAGTTTTAATTGATGTAATTATTGAAAAATCTTTAACTAAAGATGGCGAAAAAATGTTTAATGGAAGTCATGTACTGGCTTTTAAAACAAAAGCTGATACCAATGTAATTGCAGATGTTGCTACTAAAATAATGGGAACAGGCAACGAAGATATTGACGAGAATAAAAAAAACTAAATAGTGACCCAGAATTACATAATCTATTTGGGTTAGCTGAAAAACTACACAAGACTGTTGCCGAAATCTTGCAAATGTCAGTTCAAGAGTTTAATATGTGGATAGCATATTTTAAGCTTCAAAGTGAAGAACAAGAAAGACAAAACAGAATAATGAAGGCAGGTAGGTAGTGGCAACCAAACAAGTAAATATAGACATAATAGCCAAAGACAAGACCAGACAGGCTATGAATTCAGCGACAAAAGGTGTTGATAAGGTTAAAAATGCTGTCTTTAATCTTAGAAATGCTTTTATTGGTTTAGGTGCAGGTTTAGTAATTAAATCATTTATAGATGTTGGTAAATCGGTTGAAACTCTACAAATGAGATTAAAATTCTTATTTGGAAGTGCTGAAGAAGGTGCTAAAGCCTTTGACACTATGGCTAGGTTTGCAGGTAAAGTACCTTTTAGTTTAGAGCAAATTCAAGCAGGTGCAGGAGTTCTGGCTGTTATTAGTAAAGATGCTAAAGAATTGTCAAACATTTTAGAAATAACTGGTAATGTTGCATCTGTTACTGGCTTAGATTTTAAAACTACAGCCGAACAAATACAAAGATCATTTTCAGCAGGTATCGCAAGTGCAGATATATTTAGAGAAAGAGGTGTCAGAGATTTATTAGGTTTTAGTGCAGGTGCAAAAGTATCAGCAGAAGAAACAGCAGAGGCTTTTGAAAGGGTTTTTGGTGGTAATGGAAAGTTTGCAACTGCTACAGCACAATTAGCAGAAACTTTAGAAGGTAAACTTTCATTGGTAGGGGATAAATATTTTGCTTTTCAAAAGACTGTAGCTGAATCGTTTTTTGTAGGTCTAAAAGAGGTTACTGATGCTTTAAATAAAACATTAGCAGAGAATGAAAGCTCCATACAAGATGTTGGTAAAGCTATTGGAAAAGGATTATCTGATGCAGTAATTTTTGCAGGTGATTCAGTAGGATTTTTAAAAGATAATTTTCAAATTATAAAAAACCTTGCTATGGCAGGAATTATATTGAAACTTGCAACAGCATTTTTTACGTTGGCAAAAGCAATAACAACAGCAAAAGTAGCTATGCTTTTACTTGGGAGAGCATCAAAAGGATTAATAGCAGGTTCTTTATTGGCTTTAACAACTGCTGTTCTAACTCTTGGTGATTCTTTTGCTGAATCAGCAGACCCTATGAAAAAATATAATGATTTGCTTAAAAAGCAGGAATTATTAAAACTGCAATTATCTAAATTAGGAAATATAAATACTGAAGTTTTAGAAAAAGAACTAAAAATAGTAAACAAACAAATTGAAGCTTTTAATAATAGCCGAATTGCTCTTGCTCAAGCTGAAGCAGGTAAACAAAGAGCAATAATTACATCAAAAGATTATCAAGATAATTTATCTCAAGAACTACAAAGAATTTTAGATTTAAAAAAAGAACAACAAAGATTAGCTGATGCAGAGTTTGGTATTAGAGGTGCAGACATTGAAGCAATATCTGGTGGAATAAATTTTGATGATAAACTTAATCAAACTATGCAATTTATGGATACAGAATTTGAATTGGAAAAACAAGCATTTACAAACAAATATAATTTAATACAAGAACAAGACGAATTATTAGCTGAACAAAGAAGAATTGTTGCAGATGATAAAATAACTCTTGCTCATGAAACAGCACAAAAAGAAATGGAAATTCAGAAAAAACTATTTAATGATAATTTTAATTTAATAAAATCTGGCAAGGCAGGTGAAATAGATTTAGAAAAAATGTCTGGTCAATCAATGAACTGAATTGGCTAGTGATAGTTGGTAGGTTAGCATTAGCTGAATTGGCACAACATAATAAAACTGCTTTTGCATTAAACAAGGCTTTTGCTATTGCTGATGCTGTTATGAGTACTGCACAAGGTGTAAGTAAAGCATTAGGAATGGGACCTCTTGGTATACCTTTAGCTATAGCAATAGGTGCTTTTGGGCTTGCTCAAGTTGCTACAATAGCATCACAGCAATATCAAGGTCGTAAACAAGGTGGTCGTATGAACCAAGGACAACCTTATTTAGTTGGAGAAGCAGGACCAGAGGTAGTAGTACCAGATAGAGCGTCTAATGTTGTTCCTAATGGTCAGTTTGGTGGAATGGGTAAACCAGTAACAGTTAATTTTAATATAAGCACAGTAGATGCTAGAGGGTTTAATGAATTATTAGTTAATTCAAGAGGTCTTATAGTTAATATGATTAATAGTGCTGTAAATGAAAAAGGTAATATGGCGATCATATGAGTGGAACTTTACCAAATACAAATTTTAATGCGATTAAGTTTCAAAGTAATCAAAAGACTTTGTTTAGTGAAACTGATAGTGGCAAGACTTTTAGAAGGCAAGTACAAGGTCAAAAATTTAGTTTTACAGTTTCCTATCCACCAATGACAAGGTCTGAATTTGCACCTATTATGGCATTTATAATGAAGCAAAGAAGTAGAAAAGAAGATTTTACTGTAGTTTTTCCAAGTTATTTAAATGCACAGGGCAATGAAACAAATACTTTATTAGTTAATGGAGTTCATGCTGTAGCTGATACAACTATAGCTATAAATGGGTTTGCAGGTGATGGTGCAGGTAGATTAAAAGCAGGTGATTTTATAAAGTTCGCACATTCTAAGGTCTATATGGTTGTGGAAGATGCAACATCATCTAGTAATGCATCAACAGTAACAATAGAACCCCCTTTAAGAGAAGCATTAGCAAATGATAGTGCTGTAACTTATGATGCAGTTCCATTTACAGTTTATTTAGTTAGTGATGTTCAAGAATTTGCAACAAGCGAAAATGATGGTGATGGTAACTTATTATTTAGTTATGAGTTTGATGTAATAGAAAGTTTGTA